AGTAGCACGCACGTACAGGCTGAATGTTAGCATGACCTAATCCACCACCTGTATTACCAACAGTTACATTTATACCTGTAGTGGAACTTGTTGTATACTGAGGACCAGTGAGTACTGGTATATTTGGGTTTGATAATTGTGTAGCAACACATTGTGTTCCACCAGAGTCATCTGTAGTTCTGTTACCTCTAAAGATAGAGCTACCAGGAGCATGAGTGTGACCAGGGTCAGTAACTGTAACAGGATGTGAGTGTGCAGGGATTTGTGTGCTGTTTAATATTACAGTGTTAGCACCACCACCATCTCCAAGAGCATAGTTAGGATTACCAACGTTAATAGGATTAACAGCAGCATCTAGAGCACCACCACCCATACCAACAATAGCACCTACAGGAACACGTCCTCTTTTATCAGGAGTTCCATTTAAGCCATTACATAGGTAGATTTTGTCAAACCCATCAGAGGCAATACCTGCTCCAGTGATATCAAAGTAACTTAATGGACCGTAGTATTCTACAGCTGTATAAGGAATCATCTTTGTATAGTTCTGTGTAGGAGCAAGACTGTCTAAGTAAGCTTGAATTAAAGTGTTTAAATCAGAAAGCTTTACATAGTTAGTATCTAAATCAAGAGCTAATGCAGCTAGGTCTACACCTAAATCACAAAGCTTTGTAATAACAGCTTGAACAATAGCATGAGTGTCAGAAGAGGCTGTTACACCTGTAAGACAATCTACATCATAGTTTGCGTTCAATACAGCAATATCAGCTTCTACAGCATCAACTTGTACCTGTAAATCACACGCAGCTTTTACTAAAGCTGTAAATAAATCTAAAGCAGAAGGATTTCCACAATCAGGAAAACAAGGAGGAAGATATTTTGTAACTAGATTACAATAATCATCTGGATCTATAGTAATAGAAATTCCTGTTCCATCTAGAAAACTAATCACTTTATTAATAAGAGCTTGCTCTACAACAAGAAGGTTATCACCAGTATCTATTCCTAAGGAAGGAATAGGGTCTCCTGTATATCTAACACATTTATCAGAAACAATCTCTACACAACCGTTATAACAATTTGTACAAGACATTTTATAAATTATTTATGAATTAAAAGTTTTACTTTACTCGCTATCATCTTTACAGTAAATTGACTACAGTAATCAGGATTACAAAACTTGTAAGTTAAGATCCTTTTATAGTTTAGTAAGTCACCAATTACAACTCCTGGTACAGGATAATTTAAAGAGAATACGATATTATTATATTGATTATTTGCCAAGTCTGTTAACTTGCAATCAATATCAGCTAATAGTACAGGGATAGTTGCACAATCAACACAGTTTGTAAGCCTTGGTAATAACATTTTTTATTCTTTGAGTTGCTTGCTTCAGCTTATAATTACATGCTGAACATAAGCCATTAATTAATTGACAACCGCAGCCTACCTTTAGGCCACATTCTCTACAGTTTGCCATATTAGTGAAAATTAATTATGTAGTTATTTCCTGAACAACCACAATTGGTTTTAATAAAATTATTAAGCATTTTGTTTGCTTGTACATACAATTTATTAGAAGTGTCTACAGCACAGTTATTAGCTGCAGCAATAGAACCCTGAATCATGTAGTATATACTATTTAAATCCACCTTAGCTTGTGTCTTGATAGCAAGATCACATTCCATCATATCAAGCTTCATAAAAGCATTATCAAATTTCTCTTGTAACTGTTCAACACGAATGATGGTTTTGGTAACAAAGTTCTGGTATGCAGGTGCAACAGAGTATGTTAATGTATAGATTCCATCAGGTAGAGGAATCAATGGATCTCCCACAACACTAAGTCCTAAGGACGCTGAATTAAATATATTAAAGTCATTAACGTTAAATGGTAGAGATACAGGTACAAACCCAGGCATTGTTATTTCAATGGTTGGAGAAGAAACAACGGGAGGATCTGTATCATAAGTTGATGCATCAGCCACACCTAATGTTAATGTATTATAAGTTGGTATTACCAGTATATCTAAGGTCATGTCTTTAAAATAAATATGCCAGAGGACTTGAGAAATATCCTCTCACCCTCTGGCATAGGTTATATGATTCTACTTGTATTCTATTAAGGAATCAAAGTAGTTGTTGTTGAAGTACTAGGCCAAACAGTAGTTGTAGTAGAAGTAGTACTTGTGATAGGACCGCTATCATCAGTAACAGGACCTAAACCAGCAACTAAGATTGCCTCGATTGCAGCAGTTGCACCACTAGGAATAGCAAGGATTACAGTGCTATCTTCGATGATGTAATCACCCCACTTGTAAGCAGATTTGTCATACTCATTGAACTTAATGTAATAAGTGTCATAAGTAGTACCATCAGTTACCCAAGACTCAAAGTTCTAGTTGTAACCAACCATGCTGTACAAATGCTTAAGGTAACCAGCTTGGTAGCTATAGAAGTTTTTCTCTAATTGCTTGATCTCATCTGAAGTACCAGATACATAAGAAGCACGTTGAGTAACTACAGCCTCAGCAACGATGTTACAATTGTCAGCAACGATGAAGTCAGCAGTTGTAGCTGGTCCACTGTATACGAAAGTACGGAAGTACATACGATCGTATTCCCAAGGGAATGCAGCAACATCACATGGTTGACCATACTTAGTTAATGGTTTACCAGAGATAACTAACTTAGCGTTCTGATCGTTACCAACTCTTTGGAATTGATAGAAAGTGTTGAAGCTAATGTTGTCAGGGTTGTTACCTGGAGCTTCTTGTTCAAACTTTAAGATAGCTTGATCAATGAAAGCAGGAACATCAACATCTGCACATGGATCGCCACCACACTCTAAACAAGGAGCAACAACTGTAATAGAACGGGTGAAACCGTTGAAATACAATGTGTCAATGTAAGAAGAATGAGCACGTAATGTGAATGTTACAACATCACCAGCTTTAACGTTGAAGTTACCAACTTGAGTTACTTGGTTAGCAGCCACTGGGTTACCAACCACTTTATACCACTCACTAACTTGGGCAGAAGCAATCTTATCAGAACGCTTAGAACCTTGTAAATAAGTGTTAACTCTACCTTGAGCCAAATAGAAATACGGTTTAGCAGCAATGTTACCTGCAGTAGCTACAGAGTAATCGCTTCTAAAGATGCCAAACTGACCTGCGGTCAAGTTTTGCGTAGAAGTACCAGGACTAGGTAGAGAGTTTCCTACTGGTACTACGAAGAGCGTAGTTAATGAAAAATCAGCCATTTTGTTTTATTTAAATTGTGAAAATAACTATTCGTTTGTCTGAATCCTAAATTGAGCACTTTGAACTGCAGATTGATTCTCTGTATACATCGCTAGGTTTTGAACTGTTAAGTCTAACAACTCATCTTCCAGGTATGTTTCTAGTTCGCAATCAGCGTCATAAGAATTTTGCCCATCTAACATAACATATCCAGTTTTATTGATATACACTGGATATCTCATATATGATACGTATATTTTCTTAGGTGTGAATGTACCGTCAGTAAATATAGAAATCTCATCAGAAGTTAGTAGATTGAACGTTTCTTGATATTCAAACGATGGTTTGTAATGGGTATTGTTCAAGCAAAATTGCAAATCGCTATGCTTAGCCAAGTCTCTATTAATCCATATTTGTCTATCCTTACACAAACCCTTATCTGCAAGTACATAACTATCTATATAGAACATGTACTTTGGAGTGAGTTGATTTAGTCCAGCCGACCATTGATTTAATTCAGCATTCTTGATTGTTAAATCAAGAGGTTGTTTATTGTAATCTACAACCAGATTTTGTAAGTCTTCATAACGCTTCTTAAAAGCATCAAGACCTAAACCAGAAACTGTGTTTTGACCGTCAACCTTCTGTTTAATCAACTTGATCTGAGCCTCATTCAAGGCTAAAATCTTATCTTCCAATTGGATTTGTTGATGTTCGTTAGTCGATAGTTTATTTAGTTTCTGGTCAATTTTATATAATAAACTATCTACAGGTATCATACAGAAGCTATTTTCTTAGTTTTTAATTTTCCTTCCAAGGTTAATAATTCGTCTTGGTTATCTTCATCAGCAAGGAATTTAACTAAATCATCTTCATCCTTAGCAATCTCAAATTCA